ATATACCATCACAGGCATTACAATATAATAATTGTTTTATTGTAATATTTGTCGGTATATTTACTAATTTATCACTACCTACAATTAATCCCCACTGTATAATTGCGTCCCCAAATAATTTGCCGAGGCAAATATAACCATTTTGAGCTATATTATATCGAATACCTAATGTTTCTAACCAGCTTTCTATTTGTTCTTGAGCATACTCTAATATTTTATTTTTTACATTCGTTTGTGTAGCACTAGCTATACCAAAAATACTAGCAATACTTTCTTTGCACCATCCTTGTACGCTATTTTTTACGCTGTCCATTGTAGCAGTAGCAGAGCCAAACAATCGTTTAATTAAATTAGTATGTGCATTTTCATCATTGTTATGCTCATCTAACATTTCAATGGTAACTGTATTCCCTACATCAACGATACCACTAGCATTATCAGTATCTCCAATACCAACATTAATAATTAATCTAGTATATGGCTGTATTCTTGTCTCATCATCTATATACCCTGCATAGTTTCCTGCATTTGTATATCCTACAAGTTTTTCTGTACCGCTATCTCCGTTTTTGGCAAAAAGACCAATTTCCCTATGGTAAAAACCTACTTTCACACCTTCATTATTATAAGTAAAAGTATATCGAAATGTACCATTTCCTTTATCTTCATAAGCTGCTAAAGTTACTTCTTTTTTAGGACTTATCACATCTGTGTAATCTCGAATATTACCTTCAGATACACCATCTCCAAGTTTTACTTTGGTTACTATAAATCTATCGGCTGTTTGACCACTAGCAGCTCTTGCTAACATTTCAAGCCCTGCACTCGTCATTGTTATATTTGGAAATTTAGCCATATTATCCCTCCTAAATATTAAATTTCTATTTGGTCCACAACATCAAATAATCCATAAATAACATTATCAGTATCAACATTTATATTAGTATCTTCAATAACATTATCAGCACCTATTTCTATTTGTTCAGCAATATTAGATATTCCATAAATAACAATAGGAGCAGTTATTGGGTCTATACTATAATCTTCTTCTGCTCCTATTTCTATTTGTTCTATGTTGTTTACAGTACCACTTACATATATACTAGAGCTAACATTTTGCAAAGCAAAATATTTTACTCCTAGATGTGCTGGCTTATATATTTCTATAGCCTTTTGCAAACCAGCCCAATCAAAAAGGCTACCATTATTAAAGCAAACATCAAAGCAATAATCTTGTATATGTTCAATAATAGTAGCTGATTTATCATTTAGATATCGATTTGTTAATGTACATAAAAATTGAGGTGTAACGGATACTGGTTTTGCTAAATATAATTTTATACGATTTCTTCTTTCAGCATAATCACCGCTAGTATCTTGTATATTTAGCTCTTTTTCCCATAAATCTAAGCCCCATGTTGCCGTATCGACATAAAATTGATTTAAAATATCCTTTAATTTATCTCGTACAGCATCTATTTCAATACCTTGCGTATCTAAAATACTTTGCATTATTTTACTTTCTTGATAATACCAATCAGTAAAAGTAAGCATTTCTTTGCCTTTTTTACTTTTCACTTAGTTCCACCTCACCAATAACAGCAACTTGTTCAGTGGTAATGGGTATATTTATACTATCATCATTTACTTGCAAATCAGAATAATCTAATACTCCATTTGTATTTATTAATATACCTCCAATCTTAGAAATATATATTGTATTAGAATTAAAAGCATTTTCTTTTATATATTCTTCCATATTGCTTTCAAATAATGTCTTAACTTTTTCTAATGTAGTTACATCTTTATCTATCACTATATTAGCTTTTATATTTATAGTTACAGGTATAGCACTAACTACAGTAACAAGAGCACCAATCGGAGAACGTCTATAGCCATTATTGTCATATCCACTTATATATTCAGTAACAGTTTTTACAAGTTCTTCTGTAGCAGGCTTATTATCACCGCCCAATATTACAACTTTTACTGTGCCATTGCCATTCCATAAAGGGATAACATGTACAGCTACTACACCAGGTACAGATAACGCCCATTGTTTATAATTTTGTTCATTTCCACTAGTACCTGGTGTCCGTACATAATCTAAAGTTCTGCTTCTTAAATTATCATCTAATTCAATATCTGTTCCACCTAGCGTTTGTTCTTCATTAGTTACAGATGTTATATTACTATTACTTTCCATAACAACAATAATCTTATTTGCTGTTACATTACCAATACTTCCAGCAGTCATAGCTTGTATAGATGCATACACATATCCTTCTTCGGAAATTACTACATCTTCAGTCGTAAGGAATTCTACAGATTGTATATCTAATACTGTATCAGCTTCTGTAGCAACTTTTAATCCTTTAGGTATCTTTGCACCTATATTACCAACTATTTTTATTTTTCCTGTTGCATATGTTGCTTCTTTTCTAAATAATCCATGTTCATCGCTTCTATAATCTAAAAAAATTCCTTCTGCCGTTTGAATAAAACCTTGTTTAAGAATTTTTTTTGCCATCATGGCTATAAATACCATTTCAATGGAAACTGGGGATATACTGTCATATATATAACTACCTTCTGTTTTATCCCATTCATTAGAAATACGAGAAAGCATACGATTACGTATAGCTTCCTCGGTTGTCATTTCTCCATTTAAATAATCAATATCACTTTCACTCACTGTCTCACCACCGTTCTTGATATAGTAATATTTTCACCGATAATATTTTTTACAGAACAAGAAAATATTATTCCGTCATCAATCCATGTAAAGTTAAAATCATCTACACTTGCGGTTCGTTTATCTGCGAGTAAACAATCTTTTACCATACGTTTTATTTCAGATTCAATTACTTTTTTAGGATAACTTTTACCTAATAAAGTATCTATTTCTTCTCCATAATTATCGCTATAAATAAGATATTTATAGCGTTCAGAAGATAAGGCTTTTACACACCATTCAGCCCAAGCTTGTGAACCAGTAACAGTTTTTTGCCTGCCAGTAGGACTTAATATAAATTCATGTTTTTCAAAATCAAATTGTACTGTTTTTCCATAATTAATTTTATCAGAAGCCATTTCATCAACGTATGTTGATGAAGTTACTCCAACAGTTGGAAATAAATCTGGCATAATTAAGCACCACCTGTAAACGGAACTATAACACAATCTATACACCAATATTGTCCACCATTAATAGGAGTTACTTTTACCCTATCTCCAATATGTAATGGCAATATGGGAGTAGGAGTTATAACTGGATGACTATGACTTTCATATTGTGCATCTCCACTACCACCACTTACTTTTTTTGTATCGGTCATATATGGTTCAGATAATGTACAAGCACGATTTACATATATATTAGTCAATTCAAAAGGAAATCCGTCTATAATTACACCTTTAGCCGTAACTGTGCCAATTTGTGATGTAATCCACTGCCCTGTAAATCCTTCATTAACTCTTTTTTGAGCTTGTTCATCAATAAGTGCAGCTAATTCTTTAAAAGGATTTTTCGCTTCGATAATATCTCCTCCTTATATACTCAAGTGAAGCAAGCTCCATTTGCATTGTTCCGGGACTGTTGCAATTATGTTTTACACTAATTACATATAATCCATCATCCCAACCTTGTACAATTACCTTATCTCCCTTGCGAATAGTATTTATATCTATTGCCTCAACTGTAACTGTTTCTTGAATACCAGTTAAAGTATTTGCAGCTTTTTGTTGTATAGCATTACTATCCAATCCTTTTTTATACGGAATAACTTTTTGTATTGTCCCGTATTTATCAGTATCAGCATTTGTTTCAAACTCTATTGGAGCTGTAGAACCTTTTTCTTGTTTACCTAATACTTTTACTTTAGTAACTGCACCATTAAGTGTTTGTTTCTGCCTAACACTTTGTAAATTAACAGCAAATTCAAATACCCACGGGTCTGAATTTGAACCTATTTCAAACAACTCTAGTCCATCTGGTTGCATACGCACAGTGAATAACTTCCCAGATTTTTCAGCCGTTTCTTTTAATTGGTCCTGAATAATATTCCATAAAGATTTAGCCCTTACAACATCTTGTGCAAGGGCTTGCTTTGTATCTGGAATATTTAATATTGGTATATTCCATTCACTACATATTTGTTTTATACGGTCGCTGGCTGTTGTTCCTTCTTTAAATAAAAATTGGTCCTCGGATTTAGATAAATATATCGTTCGGTCGTAAATTATTAAATTCCAATTTCTACGTGCATTATTATCAATTTCAACATCCCAAATTACACCTGGATGAAGTAAATAAGAATATTTATCTTCACCAAATTTTGTACCACTAACACGAATTTCCATTCCCGGAGTAATTATTGGAAGTCCTGTAAATTGGTCATCTGGAACAGCAAGTTTTACTTTTCCACAATAAGCAACTTCATCAAGTCTATCTTCTAAAGTTAGACTTTGTATACATTCTCTTAAAAAATATTTATTTTGTAATATTACATCATATCGGCATACACTAGGTTTTACAATCAAGGTAAAATCACCTGCTTTGCTATTTTACCAACATTTGCTTCTGCTATCTTACTCCAACTTTCACCATTTCCATAATGTTGTTTTGCTATTTTCCATAAACTTTCTTCTGTACCAAATAAATCATCATCTGTTTTTATTTTTACAAGTTTTGGACGTTCTTTTATAGAAACTCGCTTACTTTGTTGTTCTTCACTTTCCGTACGAACAGCAATATTTTTCCATTCTCTAAAAGTAACATCAAAATAAATATCGCCCGGTTCTCCCCCTTTTTCTTGTGAAGCATATGATGTAAGTAATACATTCATATTTATATCTTGAGCGCCTGATATTATTAAATGTAACGGGTCTGCTAATCCTTTTATAGGGTCATTAAAACGACTTTTCCAATTATTCATTACAGCGTTAGCACTTTCTGGTGTAGGTAATTCTGGGTACATACAATACGTAGGCACATATTCCGAAGGGAAAAATGAACTAAATGAGATTTCTTGTAATTTATCTCCAGTAGTAAAATCTATTTCTCCTAAATTAAGAATATTTATCGTTTGTGTTTTTCTTTGCCATTGCATTTTTATTTCTAGCGGATTAACTGGCAACTGAAATATCGTACTTGTAACTTGGTCAATGATAAAAATTGTTACAGGATTAACCCATGTATTACCCACTAACGCTTGATTTAACAAATTTCCTGCAACTTCTGCAAATTTACTGCCTTTTTGTAATCCATCTAATATAGTAGTTGCTGTTGTTCCTTTATTTAAATAACCAAACATTTACTCAACCCCTATTTTGATATGCTTGTTTTACTTCCGCAAGTATTTTCCAACCTATAGCACTTGCCATTTCATCATCAGATTTATTATTTCCGATATGAATATTTAAACCATTAAACGAAAAAGCATTATTAGAGTTATTGGATTTGCCATTATCGCTAGTATTACCACTAGATAAAGCATAAGCCATTGCTGGCATATAATTATTATTCGTAACATTGGTAAATAAATTACTATTAACCCCCAACATTTGCCCCGCTTGTTGCCAAAGTGATAAACCTCTTTGACGTTTTGAAGAATGTAACGGGATTATTACTTCAGCATTATTTCCTTCAGCAACACGAATTATCTGGTCTTGATTTAAAAATCCACCATTAGCATAGCCTTTAATACCAAGTTTTTTAGCTCCCCAATCTATAGTATCTCGTAATGGAGCTGGTAAAGCATTCCATGCAGAAATTTTTAAATCAGATAAACCTGCATTTGCTCTTGCTACAGCTTCATCTATAGCTTGTCCAACTCTATCAGGAATTTGAGCAAACCAACTTGTAACATCAGTAACTATTGTAGAACACCATTCACTAATTGAATTAGACATTTCGCCAAAGCCCTCACTAATAGTATTAGTAGTTTGTAAAATACTTTCCTCAGCTGATAATAAACCATAACGCATACGTTCAAGGTTCATAGAAGCATTTTCACCAAGAGAATTCCAACCTTCTGCACCTAATTCTTTTAATCTATTGATTTTTTCTCCAGCACTTTCTAATATTTCACCCATCATAGCAGATTGTGCTTTTGCTGTTTCTAATTGCATATTAGACATTTGGACTTGATTTTCACCATATTGATTAATTACTGGGTCAGCAAAATCCCAAATAGAACTACTATTTGAAGCTGTATTATTTTTGGATTGATATGTTTCTGTTGGATAATTAAATTCAGGTATGCTTACATCTGTATTTTGTGCTTGAGGTGTTACTTGATTATACATATAAGGATTATAAATGTTATTGCCATTATTAATTTCTTTTGCATTAAATTTATTTCTGAAAAAATCAACAATAGTTTCACCAATTTCAGAACCAAGCCAATAGCCACCAATACCACCTGCAATAGAACCTACAGCAGTACCTATACCAGGGACTATCATTGTCCCTATACCAGCACCTATTTTACTACCAGCCCAAGCACCGCTTAAACCTCCTGCTTCTGTAGCAATAGATTTTGTTTTATCCTCAGATGTTAAAATGTTATATCCAGCAACTAAACTACTAATTAATGGGATTTTTTTTAATATTTTTGAAGATGTACTTGTTCCACTGCTATAAGCGTCCCCAAGCCAATAAGAACCAGTTTTAATGTTTTTACCAAAATCAACGGTATTTTTAACTATTTTAAAAATACCACTTAACGGCAAAATTGAAGCCATAAATACTGAACCTAGTCCCAAAGCGATTGCACTGCTAAAATTACCCTCTATTGCAGAATTAAAAGCTGCTTTTATCATTCCAGTAAGTGCGCCAACAAATGCTTTTATTCCAATCTCTGCAAGTTTAGTCATCACCTTACCAAATTGTTCGCCACCAGAACCACTAGCCCACTCATCCATTTTTATCATCATTTGGTCGAGCAAGAAAACAATTTTATCGCCCCACTGCATTTGCTGAAATTTTTCATCACTCGCTAGATTATCCATAAATGCAACTATTTCATCAGATATTCCAGCAACATTACTTTTTACATTTTCTAATGTATCAGCATTAGAAAAAAAGTCTGTAAAAGCTGTAGCTACTACTCTAATTGCAGGTTCTAATGGAGCAAGTGCTTCTATTTGAAATGTTTCAAAAGCACCTCGTAATTGTTCTATATCACCTTTAGCATTATTAAGTTTTTCTAAAGCAACACTAGAAGCGGTAAATTTTTTCATTTCTTTTTCCATTGCAATGAAAGCTTTTGCACCTTGTTCCATAATAACTTTAGCAAGCCCTTTACCTTCTACACCAAACATATCGTATAGTGCCATATCTAATTCAGCAGGGTTTAATTTTCCTAAATTTTTTTGCATTATATCAGCTATTTCAGCCATACTTTTTAATTTTCCCTCAGCTGTATAAAATACACTATTTCCATTGCTATCAAGAAAATTAAATTTGCTAAATGTTTCAGCGGCAGGCTTAGTATGAGGCTGTAAATTATTAAGCATATTTCTAAGACCTGTACCAGCTTTCTCACCTTTTTGACCATATTGAGCAAATGTAGCCAAAGCTACATTAACATCATCAATACTCATACCTACACCGTGAGCGTCAGCTGCTACTTGTGAAAAAGCATATTTCATTTCATGAACGTCTGTTGCAGAAGCATTCGCTGCACCTGCTAATAAATCAGCAACGTGTGTAGCGTCTTTTGTTCCAAATACATTCATGGCAGTACTCATAACTTCCGCTGCTTCTGTAAGAGATAAATCTCCAGCAGCTGCTAAATCTAAAGCAGCTTGTGAAGCTTCACCTAGCACAGATTTTGTATCTACGCCAGCTTTTAATAATTCAGTCATTCCTTGTGCTGCTTCTAAAGCACTATATTTTGTACTTTTTCCTAAGTCTAAAGCACGTTGTCTTACAGCTTCTATTTCTGCACCTTGCATTCCAGTAAGAGCTTTAATATTACTTATTTCAGCTGTAAAGTCCATAGATTTTTGAGCGCTGTTGGTAATTAATCCACCAATACCAACAGCACCAGCACCAACTCCCAAAATTCCTAAAGGAGATGTTAGAGCATTGTTTATTTTATCTAATCCGGAAATTGTTTTATCTTTTAACTTTATAGTTATATCCCATGTTTTCGCTGTAAGCTTTTGCAACCTTCCTTCAACTTTGCTAGTTGTACGCTCAGTTTCATCTTTAGGTTTTATTCTAGGCTCAACCGTTTTTTTAGCAATTTTTTCTAATAATTCATTAGTTTTATTCAATCTATCTTCAATAGTTGATGTGTCTAATGTTATTCTTGGTTCAACTTTAGTATTAGAAAATTTATCCATAACTGCTTGAGTTTTTGCCATACGTTCCTCAAATTTCAAAACGCCTTCATCTATCTTTTTAAGTCTAGCTGTAAGCCTATCCTGCATAGATAAAACTAGCTTTAATCTATAAAATTCTTGATTATCTGCCACATTGGTTCCCCTTTATTTTTTTTATTTCATCTTGTTCTACTTCTAATTCTACTTCAATAGACGCAATTAAAAATTGACGTTCCATGAATGGCATATTAAAAAACTCTGACGGTCTAATATTCCTTCTAATACTTAGTGCATGGGCTACAGATAAAATATTCTTTCCGGATTTTATAAGTTTTTTATATCATCAATACTGATATTATATCCACTAAGTTCTAATACAACATCACCGAGCAGAGAAATCTCACCGCCAAGTAAAATACGTTTTAAAACTTCCTCACCACTAGAAGCACGGAATTTATTTAATAATTCTGGCGCACTCCAATTAGGTTTTACAGTAGAAGCAATAATAAGTCCCATATTAAAGCCTTCGGAGTTTAAAACCTTTTCTGTTTTATTTCTTTTCTCAATCGTGCGAGTATTACGTTCACGAACCCTAGAAACCTGTTTACCAGTTAATGCTTTTAAAGTAACTGGAATACCTAATCGTTTTAATGGAACAATCATTGTTGGTTTATCATCAGCATTACTATTTAATAATGCTGTAATGATATCACTTTCAGACATATCTTTATTTATTTTTTCTTTTACTTCTTCATCTTCAAAATTTTGCTCTACGGTATTTTCTTCAATTTCTGCATTATTTAATAAATTTTTTTCCATTGTTTTATCTCCTTAAATAAATTTTATTCTTCTATTGGGTCTAACAACTCATAACCTTCAAAAGTAAATGGCCACTCTTCTGTTATTTCTTTTCCTGCTTCCCAATTAGCTACATCAATGCTGTCAAACATAACGTTCATTAAGCGTATCCTTTCAAATCCCCATGCCTCGGGGTCTTTAAGTGCATAAATCAATTCTGTTCGATACGAAGGTTTGTCAGAATTAGTAACAACCATAACTTCTTGCATTAATTCATCTGTTACTTTATAACCACTAAGAGAGCCAGTCCCTTTTAATCCTAAAACTTTATGTCTAGTCCAACGGTCGCCAGCAACTTTTAATTCAGCTTTCTGAATTTCAACTTTTGCATTCGCTTTATTATATTGCGAAAGCCATTTACCTTCTTTGTATATATAGCCAAATGTACCATTAACTACACGAACACCATCTATTGCCATTTAAAAATTCACCTCTATTCACAAATAAAGTCACTAAATATTTTTTCAATAACATCTGTAATATGTGCAGACCATTTTAAATATACCTGGTCAGGCTCTGGTTTAATTGTCGCATTATCACCGTGATATGTTGGATTAAGTTCAACAGTATATGTCCCTTGCTCAATTATTCCACCTTGAGCGCAGACCTCCATATATTGTTTACAAGCACCAATTAAAGCAAGTTGCCCTTCCGTAGTGTTATTTATTTTACCAATGTAATTATCTTCTGCTGTTTGCTGTAAATCAGTGTCAATAGTGTCCATAGTTCTAATACTACGAATTTTTTTAAACGCATTATTTTGGTCTTGTCTTAATGTAATTAAAGAATTAATTCCCTGTAAAACCTTAACAATTCGACCGTCATTAATAAATAAAAATACACCATTTGTAACTGCTGTTTCCTGTTCGCTTCTTGTCCAGCGTCTAGTAACATCATCAAATGGTGTAGCTGCATAAGTTGTACTTTCAGTCATTTTTTGCCCAGCAATTAAACCAGCAACATATGGTGCTAAATCTGCACTAGAATATTTCACATCATCAAGAATTATTCCAGTACCAATATTAATAACTCCTTCGTGATTAAATCCAGCAGAACGCTGAACAGCTTTTTCTACTGCGTCATCAGCAACATCATCTTCGGAAGAACCACCCATAACACACATAATTTTTTTACCTTGTGTTCTCATACGCGTAACCCAAGACGCTATACTTGTTTGAATAGCTTCATCTGTAACACCGTCTAAAGAAAGAATATTAAATTCTTGTGTCTCTAATACATCAAGTAATTTTATATAATCCGTGTTAGCGATTCCAGTAATACCGCTATTCCCACCAGTTAATGCTTGCGAAGTAATATTTTTAATATCTTTACCACTAATGTCAGGGCTTCCTTCCGCTTTACTAGCCAAGATATAAACATTTGCCGTATTTACTGTATCAATCAATTCTGCCCATGTAGCAAAACTATATGTGTATAATAAAGCTGTATTTTCATATAATTTCATGTCAAATGTACCTTCATTAGCAAGTGAAGGGGCAATCGTTAATTTGAAATTATTTCCTCGTTCTCCTACATATTTTGCAGTTATTTTCACTACATCTGTATCTGTTTCATTTTGCAGGGTTAAACTTGCTTCTTTAGCGGTGCTATCCGCCAATCTATAAGCAAGTATTTTTTTTGCTCCTCCTAATGTACACATTTTAAGTGTTTTATAAAAAGTAGAGCCATTTGTATCTTCTAAAGATCCGAATTCATTTAAAATATCGCTTTCTGTAACGATAGTCGTAAAACTATTTGTTTTACCCCAATGTGCTTTAATTGGTAAAACAACCGTTCCTCTATCTCCAGTTTCAATTGCTGCAAGTCCAGCAGATTTAAAATTAATATAGAAGCCCGGTAATTTAGGTAAGTTTGTTGCTTCCCATGCTCCACCAGCCATTTATTAATCACTCCTATTTATTTTATTGGTTTATTTAAAAAATCATTTATTAAATTTCTCATTTCTTCAACTCCATAAGCTTGTATAGGCTTACCGTGAATAGCTCCATCAATAACTTCTGGATTACAGCCAAAAACCTTACGAGATACTGCTTTTAAATCTGCAATAGAATATTTAATAATCGGAGCTACAACTTGCTTTGTTGTTTGTTTTGTTATTTGTTTTGTTACTTCCTCTGCCACTATTTCCACCTTCTTTCAATTTCAGATAAATTAATTTTGCCATCAAAGTATGTTTCCATTATCAAAGGTGCTTCATCATGTGGACGTTTTACTTTGCGTGCTAAAGATAATTTAATTTGACCTTGTTTCAATGCGTCTGTATAAAAATGTCCAGATACATCTTTTACAGTCATATACCAACGGTTTTTGATATCTAAAGGAATTTTTATTGCCGTTTTGATATCTTCAATTAGTTTCATTGCAATATTTAATTCTTCTACTGCATTTCGTCCAAAAATATGACAAGTTATATTCTTTATAACCTCAAAGCCTAATGCACCACATTCTTCAACATCCATGCCATCAAATCGCCATAATACAGATGGACGCTTATATCCTGTTGGCAGGATACCACTATAACAATCTGCAACTTGTTCGCTTAGCTTTTCCTTACTCCATTCAGCCAAAGCTATTAACCAATTATCATTAATTATTGGACCTTGCAAAGTGGCAGGTTGTAGAGCTAGTACATAGAAATTTACACACCTTGTTAATGCGTCCCATTCCTCATCTACTGTATCAGTGCTCATACCGTCGGCAATACAGGTTATAGCGTCGCTGTCGTCAGAGCCTAATAACTGCTTATCCAAAACATTATTTATCTTCTTTGCGAGAGTATCAACATCTATATAGCTTGTACGCTCACAATATGGCCACACTTCAACACGGCACCTAAAACCTGCCCATTCTGTATTATCACTTTCGGATAATTCCCGAACTATAAGATAAGGCTTTTGCGTATCTGCGGAAGCTGTATGCGGTTCAAAGATACGTCCTTCTACTTCCGGCACTCCATTTATTAGTGCCTGTCTTATTGCTTCACGCATTTATTACCTCCATAGCCTATCTAAACTGTTTTTCAATCTTTCTTTACCTCGAATAGCAGCTAATTTTAAAGTATTATATGGTTTTGTCCCAGGGTGATGAATAGGATTTTTCTTTATTGGGTGAGGTAATCCATTCCACATAAAAGCCTTTTTGTTTTTCAATCTAATCTCATGCGGCGGAGTACCTTCTTCCAAATATTTACCGTATTTAACGCCATGAGCTACAGTCATTGTTATGTCATCTCCCGCCATTTGAGTATCATGGTTAATACTTTGTCTGGCGTGCGCTGTTCTATCTGTCCACCTAGCTTGTCTCTTAGCCGTTTTTTCCACATACTCAGATATACTTTCACATAGCATATACGTAGCGGCTTTTCTGCGACGCATATAATCACGTACATTATCAGTAAACATTTAAGATATCACCTCTAAAGCACCGTCAATACTGGTCAATACGCCATTAAAATATCTGGGAATAACATCAATCACCCGATATCGTTGTCCATGTATCGTAAATTCATCAGTAATAGACGGACTGCATTTTATATCTGCCTCTGCGTCTGCCAAAAAAGCAAATGAACTGTCAGTCTGTCGAACTCCGGCAACAGTATTTGAAACATTTGCTGTCATGGATTTAGATTTCTGATTAAAAATGCGCACAATAAAAGGACCAAGCACAGATTTTTCTATGCTTCGTCCTCCGCCTTTAGGAAACCTCGTTGTTCTCTCAATCGTTATTTCAGTTGGATTTTCTGCAATCGTTTGAGCAACATCTTTTTTTCTCTGTTCAGCAAAATTCATAAAACTTTCGGCCTCCTAACATTCAAAAAGAGGCTTCCTGAACATTTATCAAGTTTTTCAGCCATTTCATCATACATCTTAGCCATTTGCATACAGTAGCTTAGATAATCACTAGCTGTTGACCGCTCATATGTTTCCTGACCGATACTGTATTTTGTTATCTGCCCCGGCTCCATTGATGATATTGTAGCTTTCAATCGCCAACCTTGTGCTGCAGCACTGTAAATATTATCGGCATCTGCAAGAAGCTCCTCAATATCTTCATCAGACAGATTAGTATCTGCCGCTGTTCCGTCCGGTGGAATAACTTCATGAAGATATTTACGTAATTTCTTTTTTAATTCGTCAGTGATTATCATGATATCACTCCTTTTTTACTAAGCGATTGTTAATTCCTGTACGTTTTCTTCCACTGCTGCGAACACACCACGATAAGCATAACCGACAATCTGTTCCTGGATTAAGCGTGTTAAATCGCCTGTGTTTGCTTCGATACGTAAATCCTGTTTCAATAATTCTTTAAAGCCACGTTTCGGACGGACTAAATAAATTTTATCTGCCGGGCAGCCTTTATATTCATAATTTTTCTTGCCGACGGTTTCTTCCCAGCCATCATAATAAATAATCGTATTAATGCCGTTGATTGCAGGATAATTTGTGCCATTAATCTGATATCCGCCACGTAAAGCCATTTCAATATCAATTTGATTTGCTTTGCTGGCAAGCATTACTGTCGGTGTACGTTTGGCAACGATAGCTGCTTTCATGCCGTTTTTAATAGTATTATATAAACGAACCCACGAAATATCCTCTGCTGTACCGGCATACGCTGTTTTATTAGCACTTTTATAACTAAAATTAATGAATGGGCTAAGATGAATATGATTTAACAAGGCATTATAAGATTGCCCCAAGGCTTTGTTTAACATTTCAACCTGAAAAGACTGGTTAAAATCTTTCATCTGCTTGGTGTATTCAAAACCTGCGGTGTAAGTTACAATACGTGCAGTCGGACCATATTCAGCCTGCATAGTACCAAATTTTACTTCGCCACCTTCTACAGTTTCCATAAATACGCATGCACCACGCAATGCCCATTTAGCGTCTAAAATTTCCGGTAAATTAGGGTCGGAAATCGTATCATAAATCGGACTATATAACGGCTGTACTTCTTCACGACCTAATTCAACATCAAGAACAACTTTACGAAGCAATTCTTTAGATACGTTAGTTCCGCCATAGCTAATCATTTCACCTAGCGGCTTATTAAATTTCAATGTTTCCATTTCGCCGTTTACTATTTTCTTTGTTGCAAATTCTTTTTTCCCGTTAAGTATAAACGGTATCTGCGTTTCAATATTGGCTTTACGGCGCGCTTCAAGCATACTTTCCTGAGATACAATATTTAACATTTATCAAAACCTCCATTACTCACTTGCTGCCACAGGAGTTGTATTCTGTGGATAAAGAATAAACTGAATAACATTATTACTGTCTTTTGTAGCAGTGATTCTGCCCACAAAAAAAGCACCGGTTACTTTATTATCATCAGTGAATTTTTTTGTCGCTGGGTCAAAATAAAGTTCGGCACCTTTTGTAAATGTTTTAGTAGTATCAATCTGGTCTGTAATATATTCAGCCTGTTCAATCTGTAATGCAATTACTTCACCGGCAGTATTTTCTTCTGCATTTATGGTTTTCAAGGCTAATCCAAAAAAGCCGTCAATTACAGCAAATTCTCCGGCATTAATTCCGTTGCTGGCGGCAACTGTTACATCAACAGATTTTCCGTCGCTGATTTTTACCTGATTAATATTTATGACTGTACTTGGTGTCGGCTGTCCAATATATGCCATTATTCTTCAACTCCTTTATTAAATAGACACTTTACTCATAACAAACATGTCAGAAACATTATTATTATTCATTTCACCTACAGGCGGCTTGATATCCGTATGAGATTTAGCTAAAACGGATTTAACAAAATCATCTGCTAATATGCTATCAATTTCACCTGCGATAATTTTTTCATCTGCGTTTTCCGGCACGTGAAGCATTTTCTTAACAATGCCCTGTGCCATTTCTCCGCTGACCTTTTCGGATATCAACTTATCAATAACATCATTTTGAGATTTTGCCTTTGCCTGTTTGGCTAATTCGGTAATGGTAGTAATTAATTCGTCGCCAGTCTTACCGAACATCTCACCACATACTTTTTCAAGTTTGCTCTGCTCATTTGTCAATTTAATACCCATTTCACCGCAAGCAAGTTTCAAATCTTCCACGTTAATTTTCCCTGCGTCGACTAAATCTTTTAACTCTTTTTTCATCTTCGTCTTATCCTCCATTTCTCCACTTGTTACCGGCTCCCATACTTCTTTTCGTTTGACCTCTACAGGTTCACCGAGAACTATTGTATTATCCGGCCCTTTTGCATAGCCGATTTTATAATACGTTTCCTCATTACCCCTATTGCTGTAATCACTGCGATAAGCAATAAAAAAATCATCATACACGGAATTTACACTTATATAACCGTCTGAATTATTGTTGCCTAATTTTGCATATGCCGCACTTCGCAATGCCTCTCTTAATGCTTCGTGTGAAGTGTCGGCAGGTTGAGCAATAGCGTCCATTTCTCCACTCGTAGCCATTAAAGAAGTAGGCATCCCGGCACGGTTTAACGGTGTCCAGTCGATTGATAAGCCCTTATAATCAATCACGTCTGTTTCTCCAGTTATTGAGTTTTGCTGTAACTGCGGATAACCGAAAATAGACACTTGATTAATCGCCTTGCCGCGTATCCAACGTTTTAAATCACTTGCTGATTTATCTATTAGCCCTCTGAAATATGCCGTGCCGTTTTCCATTTTTGCACCAATCCAGTGAGTAACAGGTGTTGGAAACTCCGTCGCCACATTATCTGCTTTCTGATGTCCTAAAAATCCAGGTAACCCCGTTGAATTAACTTCACCGACAATACTGTTTAAAGCATTGTTGGTATAATTCCAGCCTCGTGTACTCTTGCCGGAAGGAACAGCCATGACAACCTCCAGCGGGTCGTCATCTCCACCCTTTAAAGCTTCAACATCAGCCCAACCGGCAACGGGAACGTCGTCAATATTCATTTCACCGCATAATTTAGCGGCAAGCTGTATACCTCTTTCTTTACTCATTATTTCACCCCCTTTCACTCAAACATTTTGTAGTGGTCTTGATACCATTTTTCTAAATCCGGCTGTGATTGCGGATTGTTTAACCATTCTTTAAGCCTCCCTACCAACTGCCCAGTATTTTCTGGCTCTGGAATTAATGTACAAAGACAATTCGGGTGTGCTGGATATGGTGGAATACTGTCCGGTTCATATATACCGTCACCGTTTTTGCCTCCCTTAGCATAGTTATCGCAAATATCTATACGTGGATGCGTATTGGATAACGACCATTTTATCCTGGTTCGGCTAGGTGAAACCTTTGCAGAAGCGACAACTCCTTCACCATAAGCGGCGGTTAGTTCAGTTCTTGCCAGTCGCAGCGCATTGTAATTTAAATTTGCCGGTACACGGCTTCCCATACGCTTCATCATATCCGAGTGATTAGAAGCAAGGTCATTTTTACCATGTTTTACGTATCCTTCAAGAGCTCTTGCAACAGTAACAACATCTTCGCCTGTTCCGGCTCTTACAATATCAGACATTATCTTTCGTGTATGTGTACTAACCTTCCAAATGCGTTCCGATACCTTCAATCCGTCTTTGTGCGACCTTGCAAAACTTATCTGCACAGCTCTTTTGCGGCTGAACTCAAGAGATTTAACCATAGGAACAATATCAATACCTGCTTTTTTTAGCACGTCTGTTGCAACGTGCTGATTGAAATAAATCCCTGCTGTTGTTCCGTCATCAATAGCGGATTTTATCGCCTTGGCTAAATCATCATTGAACTGCTCTGTATCATCTGCGATTGCTTCAAGCAGGTATTTCAGTTTTTTATTGCCTTTCTTAAACTCCCGAATAATCCTTCTAACGGAAGCAAGATACAATTCTGCAATCGTTTCGTCAGTCTGTTGAAGCAATAATAAATATTTTTTTCTGGCTTTTAATGCCCATTTATAATAATCGCCCGACGCTGATTTAATATCATCAAGTTCACTCATTATTCATCACCATTTAGGGTATTGTCGATTTGCTTAATCTGCTTTTGCTGAAAATATGGCTCTTCGAGCGGCTTATTAAGCATTTTTGTTTCTTCGATTTTTTCTTTCTCATCTTCCCAACCGTCCATTGTATCGACATAGTTTGATAAGAAGTCAACTGCGGACTGCAAACTGATAATATTACTATCAAGTGCCGTTGATAATGCCTGTGTTACTGTCTGTAGCGTCTGAGCGTCCGCCTGTTGGTCTTTATCCATAACAGCGTCCCATTTAATCTCCGTAGAGAAAGAATTAAATTTCACGCCGTTTATAGTGCTTAACATAGATAATGCCATGCGGGCAAATAACAGCCACGATTTTTCCACCTGTTCGCGCTTGCGTTCAATCCTGCGTATCAATATCGGGCTTTGTTCTTTAGTGCTTGCCTGTGCGCTGGAAATATGAACACCAAAAGCAAATTCCGGCACTTCGGAAGTATCAATTATGCAATAGAAAAGGAATTGTAATAGTGTCGCCGTATCACCTATAGCCGACGAACACTCAATATATTCAGCGTCGTCTTCTGCCTCCATCAGCAATATATCTTTATACTGGATATCTATGTTAGTCTGTTTCCCGGTTTTTAAATCTTTATATGCCTGTGGAAAATTATTTTGCAAAAATTTACTTACATCTTTAAGTTTTAATTTAATCTTTGGCGTGGAATGAATTTTACTACCGGATATAGCGTGTATCATAACGTCGTGATAAGCCTTTAAAAACGGCTCTATCGGTTCAAGTTCTGAGTAACCGTGTAATTCTGTTTCGTCCGGCTCATTTTTAAAATGAACAATCGGAATAAATCCCCATGTATTAACTTCCGTTTTACTTGCTACCCCTTCGGGTGCATTTCCTTCAACAGTTGTTATTATTTCCTGCGCTGTTATGCGTTGTTTAAAGGTATATTCATGCTTGTCTCCTCTTTCATCAATCCATTTATTTTTCGATAAAATTGTTATGGCGGAATATTCTCCTGTTATAGGGTTGTACTCAATTCCGCCTGTCGGTATCATCTCCGGCGGAATAAGCATACAGGATAACCGTGTACCGCTTTTATTTTCCGGATATAATGTTGTGTCAGCTTTTATATTTAAAAGCCTTATAAAAACCTCGCCGTCGATTAAATTCTTTTGATGTAATCTAAGCTGTACTGTTCGTATTTCATTTATAAATTCGTCAAGTATTTCCTGTGCCCGCTCATCTTCACATAAGAACGTCGGCGTTCCCATAAATCCGGCAAGAGTATTGATAATAGGTTTGGCAAATCCAGCACCCAATTTATATCTATCATCACGATTGTAGTATAAATCTCTTGCCCTTCGGTAATCCGTATGTCCTTCAATCCCCAATGAATAAGGGGCTGAATACATATTATTTACATTAAAGAACCAACTCCGTGTTCGTAGTTTGCTTATCTCCCCCTGTGCCTTTTTAAGCCAGTATTTAATAATTGCCATATAATTTTGCCCCTCCTAAAAGTGCAGCTATATTCGGGTCGGTTTCCTTTGTTTCTGCAAATGCCAGTATCAAACCGTCTGCCCTATCCGGGCTTCGGTGAATACGTTTTTTATACGTCTTTTTGTCTTCCAGAACAATTTGACCTTTGCTGTTTATTCCGTATTTACGAGTGCTTAATTGTGCAGATAACTCATCATCTTGAGGCAGTTCAATATCGCCGTCGGTAAGTCTCTGCTTCAAGTTACACCACTGTTCAGTAATCCAGTTAGCGTAGTGCTCCGGTTCATTGGCACGCCCGCCGTTATGACAGCCCACAACCTCGATATTAAGATTTCTTTCATAAATCTTTTCACGCAACATATCTGTAACGCCACCGCCTACGCCGTCATCATCAATACAGATACTGGCGAACGGTTTATGATAATCTCTCATAAATCCAGTTGTAATACTTAAAATTTTACCGGCTGTAGTGGTTGTGTCCTGCTTCGTATAGTGGAATAATCCTAATGTCTTGCCGCCGATACGAGGTACTATCGTCGTTTCATCATCACCAAAACGAGCAATATCTGCTCCAATATGAAGCATTGAATCGTAGTTTATATCTAAATCTCTCATCATTGCAGCCTCAACAATTTCTAATGGAATTAATCCATCTGGTTCTGATTTTGGAAATTCACCAAGTACACGAACTCTAACAACATCACTATCCATACCATATTGTCTAATAAGTCTTTGGCAATAATCAGAAGCTACACGGTTTGTATCCATACAATTAACTTTAATTGTGTAATATAAATATCTATCTTCAAAAAAAGCTCGTTTAAAAACACCAAAATTCTTAGTTGGATTTCCGCATAAAAGAAGTTTAGCATCTTTAGTAGTTAATGCACCTTCTATTGTTTCATAAATCTGGTCAGCTACACCACTTGCCTCATCAATAACAAAAAGCAGGTGTTCTTCATGGAACCCTGCCATATTTTCTGGTTTACTAGCTGTTCTAGCTGTAGCAAACCATCTTTCCGGAAATATTCTATTTTGTATTTTAGTTTTTTGCCAATCAAACAACGAGTCCATTAATTCCGACCGCTTTAACCATTTACTTATTTCTGGCCATAATATATCTAATAGCTGTTGCTGAGTTGGAGCAGTACATGGTATTTTGGGAAATGGACGTGTAAATAAGAACCATAAAATAACCCAGCTTTCCAGTGCTGTTTTTCCTACACCATGACCTGAACGAACTGCAACGCGTCCATTATTTGCTATTGCTTGTAAACATTCTTCTTGCCATTTGTCTGGTTTAACTTTCAAAACATTACGTACAAAAAGAACTGGGTCTTGGATATATTTTTTCATAGAATTTACTAATTCATCTATGTTATTTTTTTTCATCAATTTTTCTCATCCCATGCTTTTTCTAAAACTGTTGTCAAAATATCAGCAACATCTTTTTTATTTGAGTCATCATTTTTACTTGAATTTATAAATGTAGCTTCTCCACGACTTAAGCGTTCTATCTTAACCGAAGTATCAAATAAGCGGATAATTTCATTTGCGTTTAATTTAGATACATCTATTTTTTTTAATGCTTCTACTGCCTTTGCTTGCATAGACATTGCAATAGCAATATGACGTTTAGCCATCTTCTTACGTTCTTTTACAGCGGTTTTATATTCTATCTCCTGGAGTGATTTATCCCATGCTATACAACGTTCTTGCCAATTATATTTTTGCTTCCAATTGACAAGTAATTGTCTACTTTTTGACAACCTTTTAGCAAGCGAAGTTACATTTCTATCTTCCATTTCTAAATAGGCTTTAAATGCAGAAAAAGCCTTTTCAGTTTCACCATCTTGTCTTTCCCATGGTCTTAAATTTTCATTTCCCATCACTCTCCCTCCAAATAAAAAAGGTAGGTTTCTAAACCTACCTATCTAATAAAACCTGCAAATGTTATTTTTTTTGGTTTCATATTGTATTTCTTAGCAATTTCCATGCTCCTATTATTAAATAATTTTATATATGGTTCAATATCTGTTTTTGCTTCTGCTCTTGTAATCAAACCTTTTTTGTATGCACATCTAGCTTCAAATGCTCTTTGTTTTATTATTTCTAACATATCATCATCTCCTTGTGCTTGATATGTTAAGGTAAGTACTATTAAATGTCCAGATCTTCATCTGATATTTCTAAAATATCTATATCCCCATATAAATCTCTTATTTTCTTCTGGTCTCCTTTATAAAAAACTAATACATTTTGATGTGTTTTACCTACTTTTCTACTTATTGAAAAACCTCTCCCCATTCTAATTGGTAAAGAACCTAATGTTGTTAATAAAATTATTTCATTATATAATTCCATTCCTGCATTATGAAATGCAGCTATAGTTTCTGATACAAAATTTCTATACATGCCAGTTTTTCTGTTTCTAATATCTCCAACAACAAAACATGCAAAACGATTATCTTTAAGCATATTAACACTATCAAATATTATTTTTCTATACATAGATAAAAAATCTTCATAAGTTTGATTACTTAAATCTTCTTTATCATCACTATATATTTCTAAGTCATAATAAGGCGGGCAACTAAATATAAAATCATATTCGCCTTTTGCAAGTTTAGCTATATTTAAGCTATTTCCACATATCCATTTAGGTTTTATATCATCTGTGGATAATAATTCATCACCCTGATTTATATTAGCTTCTATCTGTTCTTTTCGTAAATCAACTCCTGTATATTGCCTGTTCAATTTTGAAGCAATAATACCTCTTACACTACCACCTGCAAATGGGTCTAAAATCTTTGCTTTATCAAAACTAAACCAATAATACATTAACTCACATAAGACAGGGTCAAATACACTTAGTATCCCACCTGTATTAGTAAATTTTAATAAACTATCTTCTTTCATGTATCTATGCAAATAATTATCTGTAAACTCTGCAACTGATAATTTACGACCTACTTCCTTCTCACATTTCTCTTTATATTCATAAAATCTAGGTACTGAACCTGCTGCACTACCTGTAGTTTTAATATTTTCTCTTGATAAATCCGATTTAATGCCATACTTAAACCATGCTCTTTTTCTTTCTTGCCATTGTGCACATCTTGTATTTAATACAGATGTTGGTGTAAATAAAAATTTTTCACTAAGTGAAACTTTTTCTAATTCTGAATCACATACTATATCTTCATCTAAGTGTTCAACAATATCATTTATTTCTGACATATCAAAATCAAAAATATTCATATCAATACTATTAATATTAGCTAATTCTTCTTCTAATTTCTCATAATCCCAATCAGCTAATTCAGACACTTTATTATCTACCAAACGAAAAGCTCTTATTTGTTCTTCCGTTAAATCATCAGCTACAATACAAGTTACTTTATCCATACCCAATTGTTTAGCAGCTTTTAATCTTGTATGACCAGCAACAATTATATTACTACTATCTATTATTATTGGAACTTTAAATCCAAATTGTTTTATACTGTTTGCTACTGCTTCAACAGCCTCATCATTAAATCTAGGATTATTCTTATAAGGATTTAATTCAGATATATTCTTATAAACTATCTGTAATTCTTTCATTTTTACCCTCCAAAAGAAAAAGCACAAGCTATAATGCCTGTGCTTTATTTATTGGTTTTATCTAATATGCAATTTTTGATGTTATTAGTATAACACAAAAAACATAAAAAAAGAGCAATAAAAAGTCGCTTATTTAAGTACAAAAATATGCACTAAAATGATTACTAAAAATCTACAAAAAGTATACTAAATATGCACTAAAATAATCACTATTAAATTATGTATTTATCCACAATTATTGTGGATAAGTTAATCTATATGAATAAATCTAACTGTTCCTGTACAGCAGTTAAACCAAATAACATTCTTGATAATCTTCTAATAGCTTTATTTCTGCATTTTTTAGCCCACTGTTCTGATATATAGTTTCGTTGAGCTATTTCACGCCATTTTTTATTGTCTAAATAAAAAGATATAATAATTCTTTTTTCTTCGGCATTTAATCCTTCTATCGAACGGTCCACTTTTTTTATTATTCTATTTATAATTTCTAAACGACTTTGTAATTCTATAATCCTAGCCTTATACTGTGCTTTTTTTGCTGTATATGCCTCAACTGCGGTTAGTCCAAATTCACTATTACTACCAGCAGTAATATCATCACCGTATTTAGCTATAGGAGCGACTGCTTCTAATTGTATAGTCTGTTGTAATGCTTCAATATCTTCCTCTAAATTTTTAACTGATATTTTAAATTGGTTATAATTCTTTAAATAATAAACTGTTTTCCCAATATAATCAACGTTCTTGTTCATAGTTACCTCCATTGCAAATACGACAGCAAAAGGAGCGAATATTTCGCTCCTTAAATAGATTTTTTTATCTTGCTAATATAAGTGAAACTACTATTATGATAAATAATATTATTGTTGTTCCAAAAATTTTACGATTTCGTTTTTCATTATTCTGTTTTATAATTTCATATTCAGTTGGTGGTCTTTTAAACATTATATAAGCTTCCTTTATTTATATATTTTATTACTTTCTAAATCTTTAACTACTATACGTTCTTTAACTTCAAAACCAAATTCTTTAAATACTGCTTTTGTAGCTTTTAAAGCTATTTTTAATCGTACTAATCTTTTTTGTTCATTTTCTTTTTCAATTTTATTTATGGCATTATATGGAACTGTGTCCATATAATGCTCATGATTGCGTTTTTCCATTGTTTCCTCCATTATTAACAAGTTTAACTTTTCGTTTATTCCAAACATTAAATACTTTAAATGGTATACCTGTAACTATTAGTAATATAAAAATCCCTAATACTACTAAAACTAAGCCTCCAATTAATCCAGATACCACAGCTACACAATATGCAAATAATTCAAATGGTGTCATTTTGTACTCTCCTTTAAATTTTTAATAACTTTATTCGAGAAATCTTTTATAAATCTATGCTTTAATGTGCAATTATCTTTATTGCATGGTTTTTTATTAATCCAACACATAAAACCTATATCAGCTTCATAATATCGTTGGTTACACTGCATATTACTCACCTTCTATTCTTTCTGAAAACCTTATCAAAAGTGCAGCAGCCTGATATATTTCAGCTTGTATATTTTCCTTGCCTCCTAGTTGGCTTTTTGTCTTGTTAGGTAAATATGTTTCATTAACTGATTGAGCTATTTCTCCAACCTCTTCTTGTATTAGTCCGAGCCATTGATGAGGTGTTAGCTCACTTTCATCGCCCCACTGTTTCTTCTGCTTTTTTACCTCACCCATAATCCTATTTTTTATTTCTGTTAATGTGTACATTGGTTGTGGTATAATCTCATAACCTTCACCAAACATAACAAGCATTAACCACATCACGCCTGCTACATTCCATTTTTCTTCTTTTTCAGAATAATATTCAGTTTCTGGTATTCCAATTTTTTTATCTTCTATTATTCTACATTTGACCATACCAATCTCATTTTTAGTTTTAACCCAAAATGGTTTATTAAACTCTATTCCGTTTTCTTCCATAAATTGTTGTATTAACTGTTTATTTTTCATTTTATTATCTCCTATATCTTTAATCCCTATAAAAGCATTGAATAGCTAAATCTAAACCATTTTTTAAAGCTTTATCATTATTTATTTGTTCCATTGTGTATCCCAAATCATTTAAAGTATCTTCTGTATCATAAGTATATGCAAATTCATGACTCCAAAGCTCATAAATAAACATAGATTTTATAAATCCGCTTCCGTCCTTATCTTGTTCTATAGCTTCTTGCTTTTCTTTTCTATGTCTTTGTGTCAGATTTTTTAATTCTTCCTTATCTTTCTTTTTTATAAATCCACCAAAGCCAATAGAACAAATGTCCTCTTTACTCAATCCATATTCTTTTAATTTCTTTTCAAATTCTTCTTTACTAGAAGTAAATATATAGAAAATTTTGTCTTTAGCAAACGTATCATATTCCTCTTGATGTTTATTTTTCATTTCTTCATAAGTCATAATTAATACCTCGTTCTTTTATCTTTCTATTAAATTGTTTTCTAAATTCTAGTAATATCCAATCAAATTCAAGCATTTCTTCTTCAGCAAATCTTTCTAAATTTCTAAGTACATAATCCGCTTCTATGCTTACTTTTTCTTCACATTCTTTTAAAAATATTTCTTCATCCATATCCATGACACTAAAATAAATTATTTTCTTCCTTAAGTTGTTTAATTATATATGGGTCTGTTTCCGTATCAATAGTTGTGCTAAGTGGTGTAATTATAACTATTACTCTAGGTTGTAAACTATTTACTTCTACAATCTTACTACCATCAAAATTTTTTATTATTCTATCGTCAGAAAGTACCCATTTTGTGTATAACGTTTTTTTATGGTTTATTGTTTTATATTCATCAGATATGATATCTGATGTTGATTGTAACAATCCTAATAAATCTGGATAATGAGCTTTACTTTCTAAGTAATATAGACAGCACATAGATACACCCATACTAAAATGTCTTAATTTTTCTTGTACTTTTAATACTTGTAACGCTTTTCTACAAGAACTTTCATACTTTCGATAAGCCTCACTTGGTAAAAGGACTGAACGTCCTTTTACCATAACTGGGCTATTCTTTTTTGTTACAGGATTTCCATATAAAACAAATGCAAAAGGTGTTTTATTCATTGGTATCTCCTATTAATTCTTTATAATCTCTACATTTACATAAAAATTTATTTTTATATTTATAATCTCTTGGTATAGGCAAATGATGTTGAATCCCTAAATTTTCTACTATTCCATTTGGAATATAACTATCTATAAAAAAACATCCATCATTACATGACCATGCAGGGCATTTAGTACATTCTGTTTCATTATTATTAAAGTCATCACATATTTTAGAAATACTAATATAGTAATTCATCATTGTTTCAAAATAATTTTTAGTAATAACATGAACATCATCATTAAATAGTATGTTTCCTATTTCTTCACAAGATATTTCTTCACCTGAATCATTAGTGAAATAAAGTTCTTCATCATCTTGTGAAATACTAAATTTTTTTAAATTATCTATATTAAATATTTCTTGTTTTTCTCCAAAATCAACATAAAATTCTTCTTCAAAATGAACTCCATTTTCTTGCATAAAAGTTTTAATTGCGTTTATATTTTTCATTTTGATACCCCTTATATAAATGTACATAATAATTTTTATACATAGCAGCTTGTACTTTACTTTTAAAGCAATTTCCTATCATCAAAACAGCATAATCAAATGTTGTTTCTTCCCATGTATCTTCAACGATATCTCCGTCTATGTCTATGCGATAATAAATATCATTTTGTACTGGTATCCAAGAGTTATATCGTCTTATATTCATTACTACATAATCAATAGGTATACCATCTGGAAAATCATCATGTGTTAATATATTATCTACTTTTACTTTAATTTGATTACCTGTATAAGTATTATCTCTATAATCAAATTCGGACAATACTAATATATCGCCAACTCTAAACATACGGTCATTTTTGCGAATTTCAAAATTTTTAATTCCGTTTATAATATCCTGGAAAAATTTTGGCTTTATTTTTAATTCATGTATCATTTTTTTCTACCTCTATAATTTAATTCTTTATCAATTTTAAGTGATTTAAATTTTTTTATTACCTCTCTTGTTGGAGGCATAACAAGCATATATTCACTAATACTCATTTCATAAATTATGGATACTAATTTATAAATTTTCTTAGGATTACATTTAAGCATATTAGCCCCAACAAGGCAGGCTGTATTTAACATATCTAAACCCTCTGACTCAATCCAACAATTTTGCTTAAAATCCCAATATATAGAACATCCATAATCTCCAAATTCAACACAACATTTAGCTATTTTAGCTGCTTTATATATTAATTCATCTTTTTTATTTATGTTTATACGCATATTTTTTCTAATATTATGAGCCACATAATTAGATTTCATTTTTTTTATCATTTCAAACACTCCTAATTAAAATCTAAATTTAATTGTTTAGCGTGATTCAACATAACTTCATCTACGCTTACTTTTTTAGCATTTCCTATTAATTGTTGATAGTCTATAAAACTTTTAATTTTATTCAAATCTGGATAATACTGCATTAATTTTCCATAACTTAAAGTAGTTAGCTGGTTAAGTTCCATTATGAAATTAAATACAACTTTATTTGATTTCTTTGATTTTATAACATTATCTATACTATTACGTGGTTTTTTATATTTAGCTAAAATACTTGCTCTTGAACGTTCATAATTATACTTATATGCACAGTGTTCAGAACAATACTCTTTTTTTATATAATCAGTCCAAAACTCTCTATGACAATACTTACACTCTTTCCACATAATAAAACCAACCTTTCAAAAATTATTATTGATGTTATATTTATTTAATTATGTTTATAATAATCTTTTTTGAAGTTTATTCCTTTGTAAATTTTTAATATCTTAGCACTTCCAAAAAGAATATCTAGTACATTAAGTTTGCTCTCGTTTGTAGTAATCCAAACACCACCAACGAAACATTGTAATTCATAATATCCATCTATTCCTTTACATATTTTGCAAAATTCTGTTTTATCGTTATATTTAACTTTAAAAGCTCCATTATAAGGAAGTCCTATTCTATTCATACAACTCTGAATAGCTCTTTGTATTAAATCTTTATTACGCATTTTATCCTAAAACTCCACTCATAATTAAATCTGAAATATTTTCATCTTTAATTCTTTTATCTTTACAAGTAGCTATTAAAGCTTTTGCTTTTAAAAATGTTTTAAGTTGTTCATCACGAAGAACAATTACAAATCTTTTTTTATTAGAATAACTTTCTATTTCACGTGATATATATTCTGATGATTTTTTTCCAAGAACTTTTTCAACTAACGCATTAAAGTAAGGTTTTTCGTATGGCACAGAAGTTCCTTGCTGTAAATACCCAATACTACTATTTCTTTTTGTAGATACAAAAATTACTTCAGTCATTTTATTACTCCTTTAATTTATTTATTCACTGGTAATCGTCTATTATAATCATTGCAAATCATTCCATATTTACCATTGCAACACATCTCAAAAATTCTACTACCTAGAGCCTCATCAACATTATTTATAATTTCAGATATTGTAAATTCACTAGAAAATAAAGTTGTTTTACGATTGATATATCTTTGATTTATTATTTCGTACATTATCTTAATGTCTGCATTTGTAACATCAATTTTACTATTATCATCTTTAGCTTTTTGCTTTTTAAATAGGTCATCTATATATAAATTTTCACAAGTTCCAAGCTTTTTAATTTCTTCGCTATACTCTAAAGAATTGTTATACATAATATTTTTTAATCTGTTTATTTCTGTTAAATAACTAAAATAAATATGTGCTTGATTATACTTTTTTGCTAATTCTAAACAAATTGCAATGCAAATACTGGTTTTCATTGTTCCAGATTTGCCAACAAATGCAATGCTATCGCCTTCTTTATGGTTGTTTATAAAATCGATTGCTAGTTGTTTCATTTTTATTGCTTCTGCCCTATCATTTGGAAAACTATTCAATGTCTTTTTTCTATACTCGTTTATATTCATTCCAGTTTTTTCAAGCATAGCCCGTACTGTACGCTTAGCATAACATTTACAAGGTATTGAATAATCATATCCTTTTTCATTTTTTACTATGATATAGCCTTTATCTTGACATAATTCACATTCATAATCTTGTTTTTTATATACAAATTGAGCTGTAAAATTAAGACTTTTATTTTTTATGCCATTTAAATAATTTATTGTGCTTATACTTTTTAAACTATCGTCTTGTTTTTTCTCTAATGTTCTTTTATATGCTAATTCTTTATCAGCTTGTTTTATTCTAGCTAAGTCAATTTTAGTAAGCTTCATTATTATCACCTACCCTTTAAAATCCATATTCAGCTTTTTTATCATCAGCATTATTAATTTGTTTAACCTGTTTTTTATTTTTAAATCCCTCTTTCTCCCACCGCATTAATATTTTTCCAATATAATTAACTGACCGCCCATTACATAGTGCAGCTTCTTTTATTGCCTCAAGAACCCAGTTTTTACCATAACTGTCAAGATAATCAGCTAGTTTATTGCCTTCAACTTCACCGTTAATTGGATGAATATTGTTCGAGAATAAGTCAACTATCTCCTTAAAATCATCATCTAAAAATCTTTGAAGTTTTTCTTTAGCAGCAGCTATATTATTAGTAGTATTATATTTAGTATTATTAATAGTATTATTGGGTAAAGTTTCTTTACTAGGGTAGTCAAATTCTTTTACTACTGGTAGTAAAGTTTCTTTACTAGGGTAGTCAAATTCTTTTACTACTGGTAGTAAAGTTTCTTTACTAGGTGTAATCAATTTTTTTATATATTTAATATTAGTAGTATATTTATTAGGTGTTGTAAAATTACCTTTCTTTTCCAGAATATAATTTTTCTTAACCAAGTCATTTAAAACTTTTATTGCTGTTGGTTTAGAAATTTTGAGGCATTCAACTAGATAACTATAACTACCAGTATATTTTTGTTTATTTGCTGTGAAATTGTGTATTATTGCGAATACTATTAATTCTAAGGGCTTTAAATCTAATCGTGTCATCATCCAGCCCTGTATTTGTATATAGCTATCATCGCTTACTCGCCCCATTTACTACACCTCACTTTTAATTAGGCAATGTTTCCGCTGTTAAACTACTTATATCTATAACTTCTGCCCTAACAGGAACAGTAGGTTTTTTATCTTTAGATTTTTGTTTTGCTGTTTCTTTAGGTTTAGGCTCTTCTTTTGTTTGTTCCACGACATTTCCTTCAGCATCAAACAATGCCACCTGCGCTCTTTTACCTTTCAAATAATCAAGCGTAGCATAAATTAAATCGTCTAATTTCTTACTGCCTTCTTCGCTAAGACATTTATCACCACTATATTCATCAGAAGGGTTCATTCTTTTTGGAGTGTTAATTATTATTGGATTATCATCTTCACCAGTATAGAATTTTAGATGTATGCTACAGCCAATAGTATCATCTTTGGCATGATAAATAGTAACACCATAACATTCAACTTTTTTAGAAATCTCTTTTTCCGTTTCAGGTGTTAAGCCCATCATAGCCAATGCCGTTTTTTTTAAACCTGTAATAGCTGTATAAAATTCTGGAGTTGCTTTTTGTTTAAAATCTCGTTTTACACTATCTCCATTATCTGTAAAATCCATTCTTATTTTATCTTTAATAAGTTTTACACTATTAATACAATAACGTTCTTCTGTAGACATTATTTATACATCCTCTCTAAAAATCTTATAAAAAAAATTACTGCGAGTTGAAGGTTTAGGAACACATTCCCATGTGTTCGTTGGCATAATATAATTACCTGTTTTTATTACATTTTCATCTGCTATATATACAGGAATACCTGTAATAGCTTCTATTTCTTGTCTAAATTCGTCTGCGTCTGAATTTTTTTTAGATAAATGCAATAAATAGATTTCTTTTAAGCAAGTCAAATCATTTTTACTAAGCCATGTTTTTAAATTTTCCAAAGAAAAATGGCTTTTTACTAACCTGTTATACCTATTTTTATCTATCTGCCCATTTTTAAGCTTTTCGTCTAAGATTTCGTAGCTATGATTACATTCAATCATTAGCTGTGAAACCCTATGAACATTAAATTCAATATTATAAGTATCGGTTGCAAACATTAAAATATCTTTATTATCTCTTAAAACAAATCCAAGTGGCTCGATTGCGTCGTGGTTAGTTTTAAACGGCATTATAGTTATATCACCAACAATAAATACCTTTTCGCTTTTAATAAAATGCACGTATGGGCTTTTATCCACTCCACATGAAATTGCTGTACCTTTGCTAGTATAAATATCGATACCCAACCTTAAGAACTCGCTTATTGACTTACTATGGTCTTTATGCTCATGCGTCAATAAAATAGCTTCTACGTTATAAATTGTAGTTCCTAAGCAATGTCTTATGTCTTTCATTGGTAGACCACACTCTATTAAAAGTGTGGTCTTATTACTTTCTATCTTGTATAGATTTCCAGCACTTCCACTGGCATAACAAGAAATAAACATTATACTTCACTCCTAAAAATTAGAATGGTGGTTGTTCGTCATCATCTTCTTGTTCATCAAAGGCAGGTTGTTCGATTTTAACTTTTTTAGGTTCTTCTTTTCTTGCAGATTTAGTTTGTACTGTTTCTTTTGGCTTAGCTTCAATTTTATTTATTTTTTCTAATACCTCTGATTTTGGTTCTTGTTTTGGCATTTCCAGTGTCTTAGACGCCATTTTTTCCTTTATTTCCTGTACAGGTTTTGCTTCTTCTGTAATATCTTTTTCGTGTGTATCATAAATTTCTTCTTGTGTTTGTAATCCCATACTTAACTCTGGAGCAGTAGTATGAATAAGCCATGCAGCAGCTCTATATCTAAGCATTAAATCTGGTATTGTCTGCCATTTACTACCTTTTTTAGCAAACCAGCCTTCTGCTTTTGCTAAACCAATCGTAACAAGTGGACCTTCAATTTTATCTCCAGTTGCAATTTCAGTTGTGTAAGCTATACAACCGTAGTCATCTGTATTTTTATCTCCTACATATTTATATTTTATGCTTGTATATTTTCCGCATTGATTGAATACAGAAATAAGAAATTTACTACTCCAAGATGGATTGCCATATACTACATATAAATTCTGCATTACCATAAGCGGGTCGGCTTTTAATCTTTGAGCCATGTTAATAGCTATAGCACAATTACCTACATTTTTTCTAAAACTTTCTGGAATTAATGTTGTTTCGGAAAACATTTTTGCCATATTCCAAAGAAGCTGGTAGCTATCCTTGGAAGTAAATCCAGGCATTGTATTTTGTTCTTTTAGCATTATTGTGTTTGTCATTTTGAATATCTCCTTTTAAAATCTTTTTAGTATTGGTTCTTTAATTCTCAAAAAATCATGATGAGCAACAATAAGATTAAACATTTGGCTATTATTAGTTTTTAATATCTCACTTACACACTCCGCATTATCTATCCACATTGGGACATATAATTTATAATGCTGTGCTAAAGTATTACAAATATCTAAACCAATAATGATTTTTTCTCCATTTGACATACTCTTACCATATGTTGAACCTTGTTTAGTCATGGCTTCACAAGTATCGTCTATAAGACCGTTTACTTGTTGACTAAACAACTTAAATCTAGTTATTTTAAACTTGCTATTAATTTTATCTGTGAGCATATTTACTTTATTTTTAGTGAATATTTGGGCGAGGTTTAATTTAAATTCTAAATTATTAAATTCTTCACCTAATCGTTTTTGTTCTGCTTTTAAATCATCAATACGATTTTTAAACACAGATAATTGTTTTATTTTAGCTAATTTCTCTGCTCTTACATCAATATCTAAATCAAGCTGTTCAAGCTCCGATTGATATTGTTTTAAAGAATTAGCACAATTATCTTGAACCGAGATAAGTTCTTTCTTTAGATTTACTTTTTCTCGATATAGATTGCGATATTCTTCATTTTCTGAATAACCATATCCTGCCTCAGTAATATTCTTTTGTTTATCTATAATTTGTAAATCTAATTCCTGGATATTTTTATTTAGATTGTCGATATTTTCTCCTAGTGTGGCTATTGTATTTTCATTATCTTGTAATTTATGTTCTAATTCTTGTTTCTTATGAGCTAAATTTGTACCTGCTTCTGTACAAGCTTTTAAATTATCAGCTTTAGTTTTATTAAATTTTTCTATTGCTTCATTTATTTTCTCTTGCGGTAATTCTTGCCCACAAGTAGGACAAATATTATCACCACTAAAAATCTTCTTTTTTTCCACTTTCCAAGCGTTTCGACAATCCTCTATTTGTTGTGAAATACTTGCTATTTTATTATTAAGTATTTCACGCTCATTTTTTTCATTTTCTAGATTTTGTTTTTCCTTCTGTAGTTCTATTTCTTTAGCAGATTTTTGTTTTTGTAATTCTAATACATCAGCATTGTTAGTTGCGTCATATTGCTGTTTTATCTGCTCTATTTTTGTATCAATTTTAGCAATTTGTCTTTCAAGGTGAGCTACTGCGTACCCACCTTTGATTGTAGTTAATTTATTTTCAAGAATATTTTTCTTTTTTCGGAAATCCTTCAACTCAATTTCAATGGTTTCCTGATTTAATTCTTCATTGAAATCATCCAACATTTTTTGATTCTCATCTATTCGCGTAGGAATTTTATTGAGTTGACTATTTAATTTAGTTTTACGCTGGGTAATTAATGTTATAAAATCATTGACATTTTTACCTTCTAACATAGACGGTAAATCTTTTAATCGCTCATCTGAATTTATTACATCCATATCTGTAATATCGCCACAAACTTCAAGTAGCAATTCACGTTGCTTTTTCCATGGCATATTACAAAAATAAGTGGCACTAGATAACATTTTTAAAACTTCAATAGAGCCGATATGTTGCTCAATATAAGCGCTATAATCCTTTTGACTTCTTGCTACATCATCAATTAAATAAGTTGTGGTATGTCCATCAAATTCGGCTACAGGTTTACCATGATTTTTAGTCCACTTTTCTTGATATATTTTAGATAATGTTACCTGTATTCCATTATCTAGTTCTAAAGTAGCAGCTACTTTATGTTCTATACCATTATCTAATTGAGGATTGCCTGTATTATCTTTTAGTTTAATATCATCATCTATTTTTTTATCGGTACTAGACTTACCTACTAGCACCCAAAAATAAGCGTCTACCAATGTAGTTTTACCTACGCCATTTTTACCAAAAATACTTTTATCTTCGCCGTTTGGTTCAAAGGTAAATTCTTTAATAGCTTTAAAATTATTTAACTCTAATTTTATTAACTTCATTACTTGCGATGCCTCCCGTTTTTAAAATATTATTTTGAAATTCCACTAATTCAGATAATCGAAATATTAATGACGTTGCTGGAAGTTTTATTTTTCCCTGTAATTGTCTATCCTTATTGAAAATTGATACTCTTACCACGTTAATACCTTCCCTCTAAACCAAAAGTTAGGCTAGTTACTTGTATATATTTTTTGAATGGCTTTTTTAAGTTTTCCAATGGATATAAAAATACATCCATTTCAAAAACAAATGTTTTTATCTTAAACTTAAAATGTGTAGTACCTTCTCTTAATGGAAATATTTTTTCACTTGTCAAAAATTGTTTTAACCCATATTCGTATATAATTTTTGACATAAATTTGATAGCATGCATTTTTTTATTAACAAAATCTCTTGTTAATATGCGTACACATTTTTCAAGATTATCCGTAAAATCTTTATCACTCATAATATTGTTTATTAACAAATTAAATTCATCGTTTTTAGCATAGTTATGATACAAAAAAATCATCCTTTCAAAAATTTTATTAATGTGGTATAATACACTTACTTTCAAAAATTTAAATTGATGTTATCAAAGAAATCCGTGCTGTTCCCGTCAGTGCGGATTTTTTTTATTGGGCTAAATAACCTAATGCCCACACAAGCACCTGATAATAACTGTATTTGTTTCATACAATCTAAAAAATCATTTACCTCTTTTTTGTCAATTACATCATCATAAGCAATTATGTCTAATTTATTTAAGATATCAATTACATTTTTTATACATACTCTCAATTGTAATGTTCGAGAAGAAATGCCTTTCATATTTATAGCAGGTAATGAAAGCTCTTTCCCTGTTTGAGTTTGTCTTAAATACTCATATCCTAATTCTGGATTTACATATACTTTAATCATTTTAGCTACAATATCATCAGGAATGTTTTTTTGACCTGCCTCATAATAATTTAATTGACGTTCACATATATTTAATAGATTTGAGGCATTTTTTACAGATAATCCTGTTTCTATTCGTGCAAAATAGCACATCTTTGCGAACTCTTTATTCATACTATTAGACCTCTATTCATGAGATAATATATTTGTTCAACGTTCTTTTCTTTTACGTCCTCTACGGGGCGTATTTTCTTTTATCTTCTCTAGTAAATGTGATGTTTTAAAATCTGTTATACCATCTGACTTATCTTCTAACCACTTTTCTAATTTAGGTCTATTGATTTTTAAATGCGAACCTATCCAACAACAAGGTAAATCGTATTGACCTCTTTTTGTTAATGTTCCTGCTACTCTAAAAAATTGAGCAGGTAGCCCAAATAATTCAGTTGCCTCATCTGGAGTTAAAAGAATTTTTCTCCAAATTGGTATATTTATTTCTAATTCCATCATTAACCCACGTCCTCATATTCTTTATAAAAACAAATTCCTTTATATACCCATACACCAACATCTTTAGCAAAAGTCATAAATGCTGGTTCATATTTTTTGGTTTTATAATTAAATTTATGTGTATATGCTTCACCACACTGTAAATACCTTCCGTTATAAGCTACTGGAGGAAGGCAATCCCGAAATTCTTCAACAATCTGTTCGTCCACCATATCGCCTACTCTAACTAATGAAGAAAAACTCTGGTAAGCGTCATCATATTCTTTTTTGCTTAAATATCTAGGTTTAAAATTTGTTGCAGTTCTAATACTATTTTTTACAGGTTCTTTCTTTTCTTCAAAAAATTCTTTTACTATATTTTTATCTTCATCGATTACGACTATCTTTTCTCCAGCATGGTCTTTTGCATAAGCTTGTCCTAACTCTAAAGCTGACTGTAAGCCTACAGTCTGAACACCAAATGTTCTATCATTACCAAAATAAATCTTATATTCTTTTTCATCATCAATATTATTAAATTCAGCCACAATCTTAAGCCCTTTTTTTATAACAATATGACCTTTATATTTCTCAGCAATTTCTTTAGCTTCTGCTAATGTATTTGCTTCTATGCACCATGCAGTACCTTCATTTACTTGAAAAATTTTATAAACTTCTTCTTTGATAATTTCTTTTTTTATATCACTTATTTTTTCACCATTTAAGTAATAAATTTTTCCAGGTGTTTCATCATAGTTTCCATCATAATCTTCACTATAAACTTCTTGATAAGAAACCATTTCAAAATTATTTTTCTTATAATCTTCAGCCGAAATTACTCTATCTACTATAATTTCTTCAACAGTAGCTGAATAAAATTTTCTATTAAATCTATATTTTTCAATAAAAGCTTTTGCTTTTTCTAAAGAGTCCCATACTGTAGTATTTCCATCAATCTCATCATAATCATGACCATATTTAAAAAAACTTCTGTCTACTTTATAAAATTTATTGCTTTTAAATCTCTTAGTTAACATGTTTATTCTCCTTTTCTTTTTTCTATCGTTTCTATTTTCTTTACTGCTCCGTTAAAAACCTCAAAAATCTTAATAGCTTTTTTTCTTATTGTAGAAATTTTTTCAGCTATTTTTATAGCTTCTGTCCTTGACTCTACAGCAAATACATATTCTTCTATTTCATAATAAGTTTTCATATTTTTTATTTCCTTTCTTATATTTAAATGATGTATCTATTTTGGTTGCCACCCAATTTATCTTGGCTATAAATTACAATATTATTTCTATTTTAGAAATTTTTTAGATAAAAAAATTTTCTATGTTACAGTTTAATATTTTTGCTAATAAAGGCAACATATCTGCTTTAAGTTTATAATAACCAATCTCATATTTATAATATTGAGAAGCGTTTGATAGCCCTAATGCTTTAGCCATATATTGCAATGAATAACCTTTTTCTTTTCTTTTTGTCTTTATAAATTTTAAATCTAAATTCATTTTATCACCACACTTTATTTCTATATCAGAAATCTCTTTACATGCTTATTATATATTTCTAAAATAGAAATGTCAATATTATTTACGAAAAAAAATTTCATTTTTAGCAATTTTTTTATTTTCTATATTAGAAAAATGATATAATACTTATGCAATGAAAGAAAGTAGGGATATTATGAATAATATTGGAGAACGAATTATTTTATTACGTACCAATAAAGGTATAAACCAAGCTGAAATGGCTAAGAGTTTAAATATAAGCCCCAGTGTTATGAATAGAATTGAATTAGGTACACGTGCTATTAGAGACTATGAATTAATAGCTATTGCAAACTTTTTAAAAGTTTCCAGTGATTATATTTTAGGTATTGATATTAAAGATACTAATATTAACCCATCATCTAATATTTTTATGGTAAATAAACAAGAACAAGATTTAATAAAAAAATATAGAAAATTATCTAATAAAGTAAAAGATAAAATTGAAGCACGTATTGAAGCTGAATATGATATTGTTATGGAAAATGAACAAGAATCAAGACAAAACGCATAGCTAATATGCTTGAAAGAAATTTCAAGTTATTATGTAAAAAAATAAAATTTAAAAGAAGGTAATAATATATGGAAAAAATTGTAGGTATAATATGTTTTATATTTTTTGGTTTGGGTTTTATTGTCGCATTGATAAAATTTATTTTTAAAAAGCAAAGAGATAAACAAACTATTAAGGCTTTAATTGGTGGCATAATTATGTTAGCTATGAGTATATATTTAATAAACATAGATGATACAAAATCTAGCCCAGAGGTTTCTAACTCATCCACTATACAAAATGAAAAACAAGAAATTAATATTAATGCTCCAATACCTGAACAAATTGATGAACATATAAAAAAAGTAGTTGATAAAAACGACTATATAAATGTTGAAGTCAATGAACATATGGGTAGGAATGATGGTACTAAAATGATATTAGTATATGTAAAAGCTCATGGGTATAAAACATATAAATCTGCATTGATAAATGCAACTAAAGTTTTTAAAGAATTATATACGTCTCAATTACCTATTGGTGAAGTTTGCATTTTCTTTAAAGGTGATTTTACTGATAAATATGGAAACCAGTCTGAACGAACAGCCATAAAAATAATTATGGACCTTAATACAGCACAAAATATTAATTGGCAAAATTTCGACTGGAGAAACTTACCATCTATAACTAATAGTGTATATGTACATCCTGGTATTGATAAAAACGAATAACAAAAATAAAAAAGCCACCATGATTTGAAATCACAGTGGCTTAAATCTTATTTAGTATTTTCTATTGTTTCTAGCGGAACAATAACGAGTTTTTTACCTAATGGTGTAAGTAATTTTACGAGTGTATCTGTATTAGGACTAGATTTACCTTTTTAAATACGAGCAATAACAGGCTGTTTTACTCCGCTAAGCTCTTCCAGCTTTTTTTGACTTATTCCTTGTTCCTCTTAGTTATAATTTAATAGATATAATTACTGAAAGGTCATGATATTTATGAAAAAACGTAAAGATGGGAGATATCAATCTTCTATTACTATAACTGACCCACTAACCAATGAAAAAAAACGTATATATGTATATGGATATACTGAAAGTGAAGTAATAAGAGAATTAAATAGGGTAAAATTGAATAACGGAAAAGAATTATTAATGCCTACGTTTAAAGAATGGAAAAATGAATGGTTAAATATAAAAAGTGAAGAAGTATCTAATTCTACAATAAGTAGTTATAAAGATAGCTTACGATTGCATATATCTCCTATATTAGATAAATATAAGTTAAAAGATATTACACCATCATTGATACGTACAGTATTAAGAAATATTCCTACTCAACGTACAAAAGAATATTGCTATATAATAATAAATGCTATTCTTAATCAGGCTTTACGTGAGGATTTAATAGATAAAAACCCTTGTATAAATGTAAAAAAACCAAAATCTAAACCTAAAGAAGCAAGTATAATAACAAACGAAGAATTTAATCTGCTATTAAATTCTGCTAAAAATACACAATTTGAAATTATATTACGATTAGCATTCGATACTGGCATGCGAAGAAGTGAAATCTGTGCCTTACGTTGGGAAGATATAGATTTTAATAAAAATATAATACATGTTCGACATGCTATAAAAATTGACCGATATGCACCTACTATTGAAACAAGATTTTCTATTGGTGAACCTAAAACAGACTATGGTATTAGAGATATCGCTCTTACAGGTATTTTAAAACTTAATTTACAAAAACATCAAATACAACAAAAAGAATTTTTTAAAAATAAAAATCGTATATTATCATTAAAAGATTTTGTATTTATGTCGCAACATCATTCACGTTTAGGAAATTTCATTCAACCGGATAATATAACACATGAGTTTGTAAAACTAAAACGTAAAGCAGGTATAAAAAGCGATATTACATTTAAATCATTTCGACATACATGCTTAACATCTTTAGCAGAAGCTAATATTCCAGCAAAAGCAATTCAAGCTCATGCTGGTCATGCTAATGCCTCATTTACTTTGAATAGATATGTACACAAAACAGAACAAATGACTAAATCTATTGCTGAATATCTTAATGAAAGAAATAAAAAATTGACATCTCAATGACATCACAAATAAAAATTTATATAAAAATATTTCATATTATATAAAGATATTTTATATAAAAAATGACATCAGTATATAACATATTGATGTCATTGACTTTAATATACCTAAAAAATAACTATATTTTAACTCTTAATCAGCAGGTTCCGGGTTCGAGTCCCGGGTGGGTCACCAATGAATTCAAGGCTTTGCAGATTTTCTGTAAAGCTTTTTTTGTTATTTGCTGTCAAAATTGTTGTCAATCTAAAATATTTGATATACTTTCATTTAAAATATTATCCATTATTTGAGCTGTTTTATTTTGAGATTTTTGAAGAACATGAGCGTAAACGATTTGAGTCGTCGTACTATTTACATGACCCATTACACCAGCAACAGTAACTAAATCTACACCAGCATTAATTAGATATGTAGCTGTCATATGTCTTAGTGAATGTGGGCTTATTGGTGGCAAATTATTTTTTTTAACGAATTTTCTTAGCCAAATATTCATACTATCCGGGTGAGAAATATTACCATAAAACGTTGTAAAAATGAAGTTATCTTCAATGTTTTTAGCTCCTTGCCATTTATTTAGCAATTTTTTTTGATGTTGAATTTTAATATTTTTATATAATTTTAAAAGCTCAATTAGACTATTAGATAATGCAAGTATTCTATTTGATGATTCAGTTTTAGGTGGTTTAACTTTTAAACCCTGTCTAGGAATATATTGTATTGTCTTTTTAATGTGAACAACCTTCCTTTCTAAATCAACATCTTTCCATTGTAGCCCAATAGCCTCTCCACGTCTTAAACCTAAATTTAAACACAACAAAGCCCATAATTTATGTTTAATATCTTCATCTTTTAAAGCAATCAAAAAACGTCCTAATTCTTCACGATTTAAAATAATTTTATCGTTATTATATTTATACTTGGGTGGATCGACATTTTCTACAGGATTTTGCAAAATAAATTGCCACTGGGTAGCCTTTTTTAAAATAAGATTAAGTAACGTATAATGTTTACGAATCGTATTATCAGATAGAGTCGAATTAGGATTATCTAATCGAGGACAATTTTTTAATTGTTCCAAAAACATTAAAATATGTTTAGGCTGGATTTTATCAATAGGTTTATGACCTAATGCAGCATTTATCCTAGTGAATTGTTCATCATAGCTGAAAATAGTTTTATCTTGTTTTTTTTGAATCTTCAAATAATGTTCTTTCCAATATTTATAAAATTCATTTAAAGTCATATTATTTGGATTTACTTGATTTTTTTCAGCAACTTTGCCTGCAAAAATTCGTTCTTGCCTTATAGCCTCAGAATAACTATTAACATGAATAGTTTTTGTAATTCTTACTCTGTTTCCGAATCTATCACTACCATTATTAATGGTTATAAGCCAACTATTTTTGCCCCGTTTTTGAACTGGCATATAAAAGCACCTCACTTATATTATTAACGCGTTCCGGCTCTTACTAAAAATATATAGCTATGTTTTGAAGTCAAGAACTTGGGCGTAGCCGTATTCTTGATTTCAAAATTTAGCTATATTAAGATTCAAGCTGCCGGATAAGTTATCTTAGATATGAAAACCACTGTTATTTTTTAATTTATCATTTTTTTTATCTGAAAATGTTGCAGATTTCAAAGCTAAATTAGTAGTCTTAGTAATTAGTTTAAGACTTAAATTAGCAGCCTTAAGTCCTAAAGATAAGCCTTGCCCAATGACCGGAATAGGTATTTTAGGGATTGAAATTTTAGGCACTTTTTTTGAAATTTTAAAATCCTCAGATGTGATTTTTTTAGCCCAAAGAGCAAATTGTTCCTTGATTTTAGCTTGATTATCCGTGTAAATACTTACGCCCTTTTTAGCACGACTGATGTTAACGTAATAAGAATTACGAGTGTTTAAGGATTTTTGAGCACTATCAACATTAATGATAGCTCTTTCAGCCGTTACACCTTGAGCCTTGTAACTGGTTATACAATAACCATAATCTAAGTTCTTATAAACATTAGTGTCAACTAAGATAGTCTTACCATTTTCAAGCAAGACCTTTAAACATTTATTTTTGGAAATCCCCGCAAAAATAGTACCCGTCTGACCGTTCATCACGCCAAGTTTATAATCGTTCTTAGTGAAAATAATCTTATCTTGTGGCGCAAATTTTTTAACGATTTTTTTAGAATCGCGCCCCAAAACTTCAATATCCACTTGATTTTCTTTGAGAATTTCCCGGCGTTGAATTAATTCACTACGAATCAATTCATTGAGCTTGTTTCTATCGCTATTCTTAGCAGTCAAGATAATAGTCTTGTTACGCTCGAACATATCAAGCGAACAAAATTCTTTAGTTATAGCTTTAAACCGAGCTGGAGCAGTCTTAAGCTCAATTATATTTTTTGACAAAATATCTAAACTTTTTGAAACGTCACCATTTACCGCCTCTTTAACGGCTTGCAAAATTTCAGTGTTTTCTTGTCTTTTAATTTCAGACAAAAAACAAATGCTGATAGCTTTCTTTTGAATAAGATTTGAATAAGCGTTACCAGCACCGACAGGTAATAGCTGCTTATTATCGCCAACCAACAGGACTTTTGCATTTTTTAATTTTGCAGCTTTTTGCAAAGTCAAAAATAAATTGTTATCTAATAGACCAGCCTCATCAATAACCCATAATTCAGGTTTAATACTTGGTTTTAAACCTGAAAAATCCCAGGTATTTTTAATTCCATTTGAATTTAAATTAGTGCCACTTTCTTTTTCGAGTTTATTAAAAAAGCTATGAAGTGTTGAGCTTTTAATTTTAGCGCCATTGGCTAATCCTTCAGCTGCTTTACCTGTAAAACTAGCACCGCGAACAACATAGCCTTGTTGCTCATAAAGTTCACGAGTAGCATTGAGCATATACGTCTTACCAGTGCCAGCAAGACCTTGAATTACATTATATTGATTTATGTTTTTTGCGACAAACAAAATGGCTTGATATTGCTCATCGGAAAGAGTCCAATTATTTTTAGTTGCCAAAAATTTTAAGTTCTTATCAACGTCATTTAAAGCTTTTAAAACAGATTCATTTTTTATATTTTCCAAAATAGAATTTTCAAGTTCAATATTTTTAGCCGTCGAATAATAAGTAGTGGTATCATTACCGGTTTTAATTTCTCCCAAACATAAAATTTCAGATTTATCCAATGCTTTTTGAAACATTTTTTGAAAATCATCACGATTTAAACCGGATAAACAACTTTCGGCTAAAGTTACCCGTTCAAGCTCCTTAGCTGAAAAAGCAAAGCTATGTTCAGATAAATTATCAACGGCACGCTTTAAGGATTCAGATTTAATTGTTTTGTCAAGAGTAATTTCAGCTTTTTTTAAGCCGACCCCTTGTAAATCTTCACGCCAAGACTTTTCAAGAATTTTTAAATCCTTATTTTCTTTTGCTTTTCGAGTCAACTGTGTCGCCCTATCTGCTGCTTTTGCAGAAAAATTGTCCCACGTTTTTAATTTATCTTTAATTTCAAGTCGTCGGGAAGAAAAGTTATCAATAAGTTCTTGGCTGATGTCATCAAGTTCAAAAAATCCCTTATCGACATCAGTCATGTGGCATTTATAGCCCAATTCTTGTAAATTCTTAGCGAGACGATTCCTGTATAATTGCCCGTAAATTATGTGCTTGTCGTATAAATTCTCATTTGAAATCGCATAAGATTTACCGTTATATTCAGTTCTATTTAAAATAACACAATGAGTATGCAGCTGCATATCTTGGTTACGACTAACAAAATGATTAAATTTAGCAGCAGCCATTTTACCCGTTTTCACACGTTCAATGACCCCATTTGTAGTAATCCTTGTTTCAATTTCTTTGTCCTCAATTTCCTTAAGAGTTTCAGAAACTGCCTTATTGTGAGCGTTAATAATTTCAGATTTTAAATTATCATTTAAAACCATAGCGATACTTACTGATTTAGGTGCTGAAAATGTTAAATCAAAGCCTACTCTTTTAGGGTTTGGCATTGATTTTAAAGCTTGATTAAATTCCACAGGATTAAATTTATCACTAAAGGAATAATTATTTTTTAATTTACCCTGCCAATCATCGTCGTCACTTGATGAACGACTGTAATAATCGTCTTTTTCATAATACGAGCTGGCTTGATTAAGACCAATATTAGAAATGCTAAGCATGATATATCCTCCTTGAATTTAGAGCGACCCGAAGGTCGCCCCTAAAAATTAAAACATTACAGGTTCATCAGAATCTGAGTCTGAATCAACAGGTGGTTTAATAGCTGAATTAAGCTCCTCAGCGGTAGCGAGTTTACGCTTAATTTCAATAAACCCCGGCACTCTAGCTTTAAAATCAATAAATTTAAAGTTAATCTTTGAAATCGGATAACTGCCGATTTTAACAACCGCCGTACCTGTAGGCAGCTCCTGCAACTCGCCGCCTAAAAACAACCGTTGAATTACATGAGTTTCAGATTTGGACTTGTTAAAATTAGAATCTAAAACGCCACGCGATGAAGTGCCACGACTGTTGTTAGTCTTAATAAATTCAGCGTCGCCGAGTGCTTTAGAAAAATAATCAGACTGACCGGGTTCAGATGTTCTGAAAATAAATAGGCTGTTACATAAACCCATGATATCCGCAGTGCTAGAACGACCGTACTGAGACTCAACACTTGCCATGGTTTGAGTTGTTAAAAAGCAACAAGCACCACGAGAGCGACCTTCACGCAGTAACATTTGTAAAGTCTTGAGAGGTGGCAGGCTTGACAGTTCATCAAGAATGAAGAATATGCGACGCTGCTTACTTTCAGACTTGGCACGCAAGCCATGCCCGATTATGTCTAAAATCACCGTTAAGACAGGTAGGTATAAGCTATCATTAGCGCCTGCCGTGCTTAAGAATAGTTTACGCTTGTCGGAATCGTTTGAAATCCAATTCCTGACCTTAAAGTCGCCATCGCGCCCGATGAATGGCTGAAATGCCTTAATGCGATTAACTAAACAGCTTACAAAGCTTGCGGAAACATCACCGCTGCCCATAAGGAACGCCTTACCTTCTGATAAAGCAGGTGGCAGGCTATTTATAGCTTTCAGAATCGACGCTGGGTCTGAGGTAAAGAAGGTATATAAATCCTTATTAGTTGTAAGGCCCTTGATTTTAAGGTAGCAACACCCACTTTTGAAAATCGACGCAGCGCCTTCAAAAAAGTGACGATTCTTATTGTCCGCCGAGGTCGTAAACAGTGAATTAGCTATATTAGTTAATTCCTCAGGAACGGAATCCAAGCCGGAGTATAAATCAAATTCATTAAACACGTTCCAGCCGCTAAACCGCTGGTCATAAGGATTTAAGATTATATCGGAATTTGAATAGAATTTAGAAACAAGCTCACCCTTGCGGTCATATAATACCATTTTAGAGCGACGCAATGTCATTGAGTTTATGAACTGACACAGCATAGCGGACTTACCTGAGCCAGTCGAACCGACTGTCAAGAAGTGGCGAGTTTCCAAATCTAAAGGAATGTGAATTGGTTCAGCAGTTAATGGCTGCTTAATTGATTTACAATCTTTATTTAACAGCTTAACAAGTTTATTAGAATCAACCTTTTTCGAACCGCGAACAAAATCGCCGGATTGTCCTTTTTTGAGTGGCAGAAAAAGTTGACTCACGATTGCTATTGAAGTTATGGGCGACACTATAATCGTAAATGGCACTAAATACTTAAATAGCAAGCCGCATTTTAAATTTAAAATGTAATCCTTAAAGCTTTCAGCTTTTACGAGGTCATAATTTTGACCTTTTATTAAAAAGAAATCGTGAAGTCCCTTACTTAATCTTAAACCAGTGTCGATGTCAAGACCCGTGATGATGAGGCTCTTAATGTAAGTCCACCACGTGCCGGGAGCTGCAAATGTGGGCATGTCATAAAAATAATTTATTATCAAACTTGAAATTGATAAATAAATTAAATCCAAAAAGAATGAAATTACAATAACGCGTTTAATCGCAAGTTTAAAATCAATCATTTTAATCGCTCCTTAATTTTAAAAATCATTTGAGAAACTTTCTCACTTGTAAATTTAGTCATTAAAATCTGGCAAATAAGCTGGAAGTTCATTTCAATTTTAGAATTTGAAATTTTGCTATTTTTTACCAAAAAATCAAGCAGCTGATTCTGTTTATCTAAATGAGAATTAATATTATTTAGATAAATTGAAACATTATTCATAGATTCAGCTATTTGAGATAGATTCTCATTCAAGCCAGTGGAATCTGTATTATTATTTTGTGGTTGAAAATTTGTTCTATTCAAAAGATTACGAATGTACTGACTCTTAGTAACGCCAGATTCAGCTGCTAATCTAGATAATTTAAGGTCTTCAGATTCTGAAAATCTGATTGTTAAACGACTCATTTTTAAGCCTCCTTTCTTTTTAAAATTGTCAGACGCTCAAAACTGTGATATCATTGAATTATTGGCAATTTGTCTGCCAATTTGTCTGCCAACGGCAGACACGAGCAAAGCCGGACAGTATAAGGCTTTGCTGGCATTAATATTAATGCGTAGGGTGTGGTTAATCACTTTAGTGATTAGCCGAGTAAGTGAGGCATTAAGTTCATACCTTATTGTATTATTATATATTGTATTATTAGTGTTCAGTTCACCGCGTTGGTAAACTGAACACGGTGAAAATGTTAATAAATCAAGACTTATCAATGAATGTATTAATAATATAAGTGTAATTTGTGAATCTTCCGCTACTACGATTTTTTAAAATTCTCAAATACCCGTGGTTGACTAATTCATTAATCGATTTAGTAAAAGTTGCTGACCCAATTTTTAAATCGCTACAAATTTTATCGCGTCCCGGAAAAGCAGAATTTCCAAAAGTTACTAAATAGGCATATACAAGTTTAGAATGTTTGTTTAATGCAGAATCCTGCATTACAACTTTGCCTAAAATCCCATAACCGTACCTTAATACGGAATTATCTTCCGCAAATTGTATTAAATTACTCATCGCTAAATCCTTTCACAGCTAAAATACCATTATTATTAATTTTCAACAAATTACAACGTTCAAGTTCAGACAAACAATTAACAACACAATTGTAATCCCAAGTAAGGATTTTTGCGATTTTTTCACAATCAATTTGTTCTTGATAGAAGTTATCAATTAAAGAGTATATAATTTTAGCATCAGAAGAAACAATTTTTGATTTCAGAAAATCATACTTAATATGAATATACAAATCCATTTTAAAGCACCTCACATCAATTCTAATCAATTTTTGATATACCAGCTATAGCTGATATATCACAACGCATTTTAGTTGCTCTATGAACCTCTGAGAAACGGATTGGCTGGATACTGTTTTTTATAAAATCTAATATTTTTGATTTTAGGAAAAAATATTTAGTTCCGATTTTCAAAAAAGGAATCTCTCCGCGATGTGCTAATGCTATAATTTGTGAATAACTAACTTTATTTTTGAAAATTACTTGAGAAACTTCCTTAGCTGTCAATAATTCCTCAGAGATGTTATTATTGTTATTAGAGTTATCATTATCAATGGGGGTTGAAATTATAACTTTTGAAAATAACTCTTCAACAGGAATTTTGAAGAAATTGGCTAGTTTCATAGCTAATTTAAAAGACGGGTCATTTTTGCCGTTACAAATGGCGAAAATGGCTTGTTTTGTAACGCCGCAAAATTCAGCTAATTCGTCATATGTGAATCTATGCAGGCGACGTTCTTTTTCAATTTTTAACATAAAATTCATTCCTTTCAATATAATTAGTAGTATAATAATAGTAAACAAATACTATATATGGTAAAGTATTCATTTACTATATATAGTATAGTATTATTTTACTTTAAAATCAAGAGGTGATTATCATTTTTAAATTATTTTTTAAAAATAAATTATTTTCGTTAATAAAAAATAATAACTTAACTAATAAGGCGTTAGCAGATAAAATAAATGTTAGTAAGGCTGCGATAGGTCAATTTGTAAAAGGAAATTCTATGCCATCTTTAGAAAAGCTTATAGAAATATCTAATGTTTTTCAAATATCTATAGATACGTTGTTAGGTAGACCTAAATTATTAAACAATCCTGATGGAACATTAGAATATTGTTTAAAAACATCAAATAATTTATTAGAGGGAGAATTAAAGTATTCTTTTGGTATTTTAAATGATACAGATAAAAAAGCATTTTTATTTATTGATGAAATTAATGGCAAATTAATAAATTATTTACTTGAATCACATAGTCAAACAGATTTTCTAGCTTTGGTATACTTATTAAATAAAAAATTATCCTTGGATTATGATGCATTTGAAAATAATAATGTAGATATATTAATAAAATTAAATGACCATTATCAAGAAATTTATATAGACTTAGGATATTCAGCAAGACTGTCATTGATAAAATATGAAAATTATGTTAGTGATTGGTTAGAATTATCTACAGATGAAAAAATACAAAAAATAAAAGAAATATATGAAAAATAATTGTTGTCATTTTTGTTGTCAATATATAAAAATATGAGATTTTGGAAACTTATATTATTATTTGAAAAAATAAAAAAGCCTATAGTCATAGGCTTTTTTGAAAATATATTAATATATTTTTATGAAAAAAATCGAAAATAAAACCTCTTAATCAGCAGGTTCCGGGTTCGAGTCCCGGGTGGGTCACCATATGATTTAACATGCGAACATTTAGCATTTGTTAAAAATAAATTAGTTCTATTTTTCTATATACCTAAATTTTAAAATTAAAGCAGCTATCCATGATAGTTGCTTTTTTGTTTTTTATTGCTTAATAAAATTTTTATTTACCATAAAATTACCAGCTAAAAATAAGCAAAGCTCCTCTAAAGCTTAAAAATTAAACCTTTTTTTAGTCTCCAAAAATTCTATCATCATTAGTAAAAAAATTTAAAATTCTTGTATATTAATACTTTTAATAGTATAATGAAAATCATAAAGATTGACTTTTCTAGCATTTAATTTTAACAAGTATTGTATTTTAATTATGGTTTTGGGAGCAATATGGGGGCAACCAAAATAATTTAACTTTAACAAGTGTTGTATTTGAATTAATAGCTAACCATATGTAAATCAGCGTCGTAATTAAGGTTACGACGTTTTTTATTTATTATTATTTTTTAATCAGACGATTTGTGACATCATATTTTGACATCTTTATAATTAAAAAAAATAAAAGTCGTTGCCTTAGATAAATACTTTATAGCAACGACTTTTTAATAATTATAAACTATTAAAAATTATAGGCTTTTTCAATATTGAAAGAGGTTATTTTCTGAAGATAACCTCTGTTTTAAGAAGACAGTCTGTAATACTTTGGTCGGTAGTGCAGACGGTCTTTTTTATTTACATTTTATTATTTTTTATAAATTCTTCAGCTAATTTTGGATTTTTCCTTACTATTTTCATAAACTCTTTTATAAGAATATATTCATCATCATAAGCTCTTATATTTCTTCCTGGTCGTGCTGTACTAACTTCTTTTGTTGTTCCCACTGGTCTTCCAGCACCTTCACGCTTTCCGCCTCTACCCATATTTACCTCCTAAATCTAATAAACCAATATGAAATAATTACTCCCATGCTTACACCATTAAGCCAATTAATAAAATCTAAGTCTTTAA